CGCAATTATTTTCTTCCTGTACTCACTTATACACAGCAAGAACTTATAACTTATTACGCTAATATGCCTCACATTAAAAAGAAACTTAGGTTAATGATGTTAGAGGAATTACATAATATCGGTGTTATTGACTCTCCAGAGAGATTTGTCACGTCGGTTATGTATTTTATGAAGACGGGTGAATGGGCTAAATTTGCTAAGGTCCCTCGTGGTATTTGTGATCTTAAACGAGGTGCACTAATAGTTGGATTTGTGGCCATCATATTGAAAGAGGCTTTAGCAACTTATGAATCGAATATGTTCAAAGTTGTTACTAAATTAAATTTAACAGAACTAAAGGTTGACTTCAAGAACTTATGGACTGAACACAAACAATCTTTTGTGTTATTGTTTTCTGATGATTCATGTGTTAATTATACACATAATGGTATCAGATTTTGTGGCGATGCTGATATATCTTCATGCGATGCATCGCATACTGAAGTGCCGTTTGAGATTCTTGAAGAATTGACTCGTGATCTTGGTCATCTAACTGTTATGGTGGATGAGTCAATCTCACAGTGTCGTTTACCTTTGAAAATACAATTGAATATGAAAGATGGAGAAAAGAGGAAATATTCGTTGTTACCACGACACCCAGTTTTGTATTCGGGTAGTGGATTGACAACCATAATCAACGATATTGCTAATCTTATGATAGCAGTCCGTCTAAGAGAAAATGAGTGTGGTAACGTTATATGCGATAATCTATACATGTGGTCAGCTTATGAAGTTGGTTACAAGGTCACATTCTCTCAGGCGCATTACCCATCACAGTTATCGTTTCTTAAACATTTTCCTGATAATTCAACATTTGAGCCATGCCTGTGTTTGGGCGTTTTAATGCGATCCCATGGGGTTTGCAACACTGAACTTCCAGGCAAAGGATCTTTGGAGAATAGAATTAACCCTTTCGTATCTTCTGTGTTAGCCGGCATGAAATATTCAGGTGATCATATTTTGTATAGAGCGTTATGTGATGCACATAACGTTGCAAATTCACCAATATTTCTCAATTATATGATAGAGGAGTCATATGACTCGAGATCATATAATCCCCCAATATCTATAGATTCTATATGTACACGTTATAATATCAGTAGTGGATCAATTTATGATACAATTGATTTATATAAATACGCTGAGCGAGGTGATGTTATACGTACCGAATTTACTGTTGCAGTTATGAATTGTGACTATGATTTGGGTGGGTAAGTCCTCTAAACAATATCGTCGGATTTATGTGTGAGATAAATCTGACTTCCTGGCTTTTGTGTAATCCAGGATGGTAAATTATGCTATGTAAGTTAACACACGGGAAGTAGTTGGCAGCGAAATTGTTAGGAGCATCGTGTTCCTAAAT